TGGCATCTATGATCCAAGCCAGTTGCCACAGGGCAATATGTCAGGCAAGGCTTTAGCTGGGCAGCAGCAGCAAGTCGATATGGTGAACTTCCACTATTACGACAATTTGACTCGCTCAATCGCTTATTGTGGTCGCATCATTCTTGATCTGATTCCTAAGATTTACGATACAGAGCGTGTTATGCGGATTATTGGCGCTGATGAAAAGCCTGAAATTATTACGCTAAATCAACGAGTTACAACTGAGGATGGAGTTGAGAAAATCCTTAATGATGTATCGGTTGGTCGCTATGATGTAGTTATGGACACAGGCCCTGGCTTTGCTACTAAGCGAGGCGAGGCGGTAGAAGCCATGATGACTTTGCTTGCTGCCGATCCTAATCTGATGGCAACTGCTGGTGATTTGATCTTCCGCAACATGGACTTCCCAGGCGCTGAAATTATTGCGGATCGCATGGCAGCATCTAACCCATTGGCTCAAATTGATGAGAAATCAGACATTCCGCCACAAGTTCAAATGCAACTGGCTCAGTCCAAACAGACTATTCAGCAAATGCAACAGCAGATTCAAGCAATGGGAATGGATCTCAAGTATGGTCAAACTGTTGCTGAAACTAAAGAGCGTGGTGCTACAACTCGCACTCTCATGCAAACTACCGCTAAAGCGCATGATTCTGAACTCAAGTCCGAATCTATTGCTAATCAAGTCAATATGAAAGCGATTACCTCGCAGAATAAGACTGAAATTGATGCCATTGTTAAGATGTTGGTTGCCAATTTGGACACAACTACCCTAAAAGCAGAGATGGATCGTAGAAATGCGGAGCAGTTGGCTTTTGCCCAGCAATCCATATCTGATATAGATGAAGAGCAAAATCCATTGATGAACGCACAACCTATGCAACAACCAATGCAACAGCCTCAACAAATGCCTATGGAGCAAGCTCCTATGCAACCTCAACCCCCAATGCAAGGAATGTAATCATGCCAAGAGAAATCGTAACCTCAGAAAATCGTGAAGAATTTATGGCTAAAAAATTAGGTTTAGAAAAATCAAAAAAACCCAAAAAAAGCCCATCTGAAATGACAGTTGCACAATTAATGAAACTTAAACAAAAGGCAGATGAAACTGCTAAATCCATTAGAAAAGAATTAATGGAAGCTGGAATGGGTCAAATGAAACATTCTGAAACTATGGAAAGTGAGCATCCTATTGCCAAAAAATATGCTGAACATAGCACTTACCATGACTCTTTAATGCAAGAAATTAAAGATAGAGAAGAAAAAAAGTATGGCGCAAAGAAAAATTACATTGTTTAATTAAGCAATCGTTACTTGCAATAATATTGTTTTAAGTAAGATTTAATGGTAAAAAAGAATTGTTGTAAATCTACCAATGGATTCATTGGGTAAAATCTTGAGGAAATCTCATGTCAGAAGCACAAGTTGTAGAAGCAAAACAGGCTAGTAATGTAGTCACTAGTGAGAATTTAACCGAATGGACTTTAAATCGGATGGGTTTAGCTACCGAAGAAACTCCTACTGAGGCTGAAGCAGTTGAGGAAACTCCTGAATCAGAGCCAGTAGCAGAAGAAGGTGAGAGTGAACACGATCAAGAGCCTGAAGGTAAAGCAACAGAGGAACGGAAACAAAATCCTAAACTCGAAAAACGGTTTTCAGAGCTAACTAAAGCAAGGAAACAGGCAGAAGAAAACGCTGCCAAAGCCCAGGCTGAAAAAGAAGCGCTGGAAGCTAGACTTAGGGAATATGAAGATCGGCAACCTCAGCAGCCTAAAGCTGATGAGAGTCCGATTGGCAGAGAACCTAGGGCGGATCAGTTTGATGATGCTTTTGAATATGCAAAGGCATTAGCGGAATGGTCGGCAGAGAAAGCGTTGTATGACAGGGATCAGCAAGAAGCTAATCGCAAAGTCGAGGAACAACGGAGCAAGTTGTTAAAAACTTGGTCTGAAAAGCTCGAAAAAGCAAAGCCAAATCTAGCTGATTTTGATGAAATAGTTAATTCCACTAGCGTAGTCGTTGCAGATGAAATTAGGGATGCAATTATTGAGTCGGATGTTGGGCCTGAGATTCTTTATCATCTAGCTGGTCTAGAAGGTGAAGAAGCGGAGAAGTTCCAAGCCATGCCTGTAGCAAAAGCGCTTAGAGAGATTGGGAAATTGGAGGCTCGGTTTGAAAAGCAGGAAGCTGCTGAAGAAACTGCCGTCAGAAGTAAGCCTGTTGTTCAGAAGTCTAAAGCTCCTGCTCCTCTCAGTCCTATTAAGGCTACTGGAAGCGCAATGGACACACCTATTGGCTCGGATGGCGAGTTTCATGGGTCTTTCCAAGCGTGGAAAGCAGCTCGAAAAGCAGGGAAGATCAGGTAAACCCCTAATTTCTTTTAAGGAAAAAAGAAAATGAGCAATACTTTATTAACCATTAGCAAGATCACCAATGAAGCATTGATGGTCTTGGAAAACGAATTAACCTTCACTTCCGAAGTTGATCGTAACTATGATGACCAGTTCGCAGTAGTTGGTGCAAAGATTGGTAACACAGTCAATGTCCGTCGCCCAGGTCGTTTCATCGGTACTACAGGCCCAGCTCTAAATGTTGAAGATTTCAACGAAACTTCAGTTCCTGTAACTCTTTCTACCCAGTTCCATGTGGACACACAATTTACCACTCAGGACTTGGCATTGAGCCTTGATATGTTCTCGGATCGTGTTCTAAAGCCAGCAGTTGCAGCAATCGCCAACAAGATCGATCTTGACGGCTTAACAATGGCTAAAAATGCTACCTACAACACAGTAGGAACAGCAGGGACTCCTCCAACTGGCTTGATTACCTTCTTGAACGCTGGTGCTTACCTTGATTCTGAAGGCGCTCCTCGAGATGGTCGTAGATCAGTCATTATTGATCCATTCTCAAGCGCAACTATTGTTGATAGCTTGAAGGGTCTGTTTGTGCCACAAGAAGCCATTTCCACTCAGTATCGTAAAGGTCTGATGGGTCGTGATTCTGCTGGTATGAACTGGAAGATGGATCAGAACATCGTAAATCAAACTTACGGCTCGTTTGCTGGCACAGCTACAGTCAATGTGACTACAGCTACTGGCTTCTTGACAAGCGGTTGGGCTTCTTCTGCAAACATTACCTTGACTTTAACTAACACAGTTAGCTTGAACAAAGGCGATACATTCACCATTGCTGGTGTGTTTGCGGTAAACCCACAAAATCGTCAGTCTTATGGCAAGTTGCGTAACTTTGTTGTTAATACTGCTGTTAGCGGCACAGGCGGCACAATTACAGTCAATGTAAGCCCTGCTCCTATCTCTGCTGGTCAGTTCCAAAACATCAGCGTTACCAGCTCAGGCGCACAAGCCGTAGCTTTCTTCAACTCAACTGGTGTAACCAGCCCACAAAACATCCTCATGCACAAAAATGCGTTTACTCTCGCAGTAGCCGATCTTGAGTTGCCTGAAGGTGTTCATTTTGCTGGTCGTGCAAGCGACAAGGAAATCGGTCTGTCAATGCGTGTAGTTCGTCAATACACCATTAACAATGACTCCATTCCTACTCGTTTGGATGTCCTTTATGGCTGGGCCCCACTCTACCCTGAGTTGGCTTGCCGTATCGCATCGTAATGATCGCAGGGGGAAACCTCTGCTTTTTAACCAAATAAAAGGAAATAATCATGGCAAATCCAGGCCCAGCATCAACAGTATCAGAACTGTATTTATTCAATGGTAATGCCGTAGATGGTATTGCTTTGGGTATTGCAGGTGGAAAAATCGGCTTTTATGGCGAAACTCCAGTAGTTCAAGCTGCTGCAATTACTACCATTGCGGATAACGCAACTGGCACAGCGATTGCAACGGCTGTAAATTCTGTAATTACAGCGTTGAAAAACATTGGTGTAGTTGCTTAATAGCAAAATGTAGTAAAAACAGCCCTTCCCCAAAAAGGAGGGGCTTTTTCTTTGTGAAGGAGAGAAAATGACTCATGTAATGATTGCTATTCCTGCCTATACAGGAAAAGTTCATATCGGAATGATGCACAGCCTTATAGATGACTTGATTCAATTAGTTGCTAGAGGAGATAAATTTACCCTTGTAGATGATATTGGCAATGCTTTGATTGCTGATTGCCGAGGGGTAATTGCCACTAATTTTTACCATTCAGATTGCGATCAGCTTGTATTTATTGATTCGGATGTCTGCTGGGAGCGTGGAGCGCTTTTAAAGCTGATAGATCATCCTGTTGATTTGGTAGCTGGAATATACCCATCTAGGGTTGAGCCAATCAAATATATGGTGAAATACTTGGATAAACCTCAGTTATGGGCTGATCCTAACACTAAATTATTGGAAGTAGAGGCTATTCCTGCTGGATTTACCAAATTTAGCCGTAATTGCATTAAAAAAATGATTGAAGCGTTTCCTGAGAAATATTTTCA